CGATCCAATGCGTAAATCCAGTCTCACGAATCAGCGGCGTTGAGATTGTGCCCGTATTCCCGGCCACGCCACCGATGCGCGTTCCGGGGTTGCGATCGTCGCGGATCAGGGTCGATTGCTCAAAAGTCTTATCGACTTGAAAGAACGATCCCTGCCGGATCGGTAAATAGGTATAGGGCGGAGTCGCTGGTGTAGTGCCTCGCGTGGTCTCGATTGTCGAGGCCAGGGTTAAGCGTGAAATCGATGCGCCGTCCGGCATGCTTCTACCTCTCGAATAAAAACCGAGAGGCGAAGCGAGACGCATCGAGCGCGTGGCTGTTGCTTGTCGGAAGGGTTAAGTTGTCAATTGCCGAGCGCGTTGCTGCGCCCGCTGTTCGATCTTTTTCAGCAGCCCCTTGATAATCCGCGCGATCTCTTCAAGTAGCTGTGTGTCTGCGTCCGTGTAATCCAGCGTGAATCGAACGCCATCGACAATAATAACGATTTGCTTTGCGTTCGCTTCATTCATTCCTCGGTCTTCCAGACCAACGGGGATCGCATCATTTCCTTTTGCCGTATTTCAACTTCGGCTCTTCTTCGCTCTCCTGCGATCCGCCGCGAAATACACCGAAGACCATATCTTTCATCGCCGGCGCATCGCCAAGCGGTACGATAACCGTATCCTTCCTGGCGTACATCGATAGTGGCGCACAGTCGCCACGGCATACCCATCGATGCTTCTCATCCGTGGGCAAAATATAAAGAACGCGCCCGCATTCAACGCACGACGCTGTATGCTGAGCCATCATTGTGGCAGCTTCATCTCGCGTACGACCGGGAAGCCAATAGGCATCAAGTTCTTCATTCGTCGGTGCTGGGATAGCCATTAGTTCACTTCCTCGTAGAATTCGCACGGCGTTCTTGCCGCTTTCGCTAACCAGCCCCCGCCGTCGAGATCGATCACACTCGACTCTAGGCACCTTAAGCCGCTCAACTGATAGCGGCTGAATATCGCCTTTGCGAATCCGATCAGCGTATTGATCTGCTGCTGCCCCTGATTGCGGGGCACAAACACGGACAATTGAATCAGCACTATTACTCTATTCAATCCAACCGGCCCGCCGAACGTCGCAGGAAATGTGTCGCCGTTGACGATGTCAAGCTTCAACCACGGGGTATTTGTCGGCGGCGCTGAAATCACAGCACCATTCGTATCTACCAAGCCTAGAACGCCCGGATACTGGATTGCAGAACGCGGAACGCCGCCCGTCTTCCACTGATCGGCCACTCGCGCTTCGATTGCGCGGTGCGCTTCGAGCGTTGCGGTTACGATAGGCCACGCCATTACGCTCGCCCCTTCGCCTGCTGTAATACGGCGCGTTCAAAGATCGATGGAAACTCGGCCCTCGTAATTCCCACAAAACCAAACGGCGCTTTCTGCGAACTTCCCATCTCCAACTCAAATACGTAAGGGGTGCTATTCGAGATTGAATACACATTACCGAGTTGCAGTAACTTGATAATAGCCTTTGCTCGCTCGATGCTTTCTCTACCGCCAGGTGCGCGTCTCGATTCATCGAACTCCTGCACAATTGTATTAATTCCCGGATTCCAATTTGCGCGACACCGCGAAGTGTCTTCAGGTGTCCTGATAATCACCTTCGTGCTCGTCTCGGTAGCAATATCCTTGACCACAGCAAGCGAGCGTACCTCCATCTTGCGCTTGAACGATTTGAGTACCTGCTTGTAATCGCTGTTAGGCATTTTCCAAAATCAGTCGATAGAATAAAATCACGCCCTCTGCGCCATATAAAATCTTCACATCCCGGATCGAATCGTTCAGTCCATTCGATGTGACGGTATCGCCAACGCCGGGAACGAACGTCAATCCGCTTGCCGGCATAATGACGCTCTTTCCGCTGCCTCTCAAATCCGTATCGCTACCGAGTGCGGCAAATAATCGCGCCATCCTGGAGTTATTCGCATCGTCGATAACGCCCTTTACGGTTTGCGTTGTAGTCGATTGCGTTGCAGTCGTTGTCAAAGCGTTATAAGCGGTTGCAACTTTACGATTGATCGTGAAGGATTGTCCCAGCCATCCAATCGTTTGTGCAATGCTCGCTTGTGCTATCGTTCCAGTACTCAAGCCATCTCCAGTGAAGCGTACATACTTGCGAGCTGAATCCAGTGCTGATAAATCTGACTAGCCCTCAGATCGCCCACTCCGCCAGATGTATCGATAGATAATGCCGCTTTTGACGCTTTGACCATGCAGACCTTGTGCATCGCGGCTCTTACATCGAAGACATTCGCATAATCCGGCCCGGCTTCTTCCCATGTCAAAATAGGATCGCTGGTACCCTCTGTAATTGTCGCTCCGGTCGTTACAGGCCATACAGGTTCCGGCGTGCCGCTAGTGCCTGCCTGCGTGCAACGATAGCGATGCCCGTTCCTAACTGCCGGCATAATCACATCGCCGTAAACGTATGCTTTGGCGGTCGTCCAAAAAGACGCTCGCCGATGCTCATTGACGATAGCTTCAACATCGTCATCGGTTAGGACTGGCTCGGTCGATGTCTGCGCGAGCATCTGTACGCGCTCAATCGCCGCATCTCGTTGTACATCTATCAGCGCCATTTCCTTCTATTATCCTTAGCAATCTTACCTATAACCTTCCTCTCTTCCTTTATCTCTACGGGCTCAGTTTCGACTGCCACCGCTCGTCCGGACTGGATCAGCAAATCCGCAACCGGCACATCCGGTGAAATCGTCACACCTGTTGCGAGCAACCCATAAGGCTTTATCAGCTTGATCTTTTTCGTTGCCATTAAGTAGCCATCTCTACTTTCTCAGTGCGCAACGGCTCGCTCGGTTTATCCATATCGCGCCAATCCTGAACCGTGATAATGCGCGGCTCCATATGCTCATCGAAAACTCGCAACAACTCTTCGCCATGACCGATTCTCACTTGTGGCGTAACGAACACGCTGTTGCCTGCGCGCCGCCATTGGTGCCAAAACCAAATATCGGAATCGATCTCGGATTCGGGATCGCTGTCCGGCAATCCAACCGACTTCCAGGCTTCGACCAGCCATGGTATCGGCTCATCATGCTCCGATGACTTGCCCTCACCCCAGCACCCGTATATGTTCGGCAATCCAAAGAACCAAGGTTTGCTCATCTTCTTGAGCGCGTCCATGCGGAATAGCGACAGACCGAAATGGGCAGTTGAGACTTGAAACGGCTCGCCCGTAATCTCTCTTTCCGTAACACCCTTGACAGTGCAGAGCGGAAACCGCTTGCCTCGTCGCGCTTGAAGCGCCACCAGAGCATCGATTTCGGTTCGCGTCCCGAAGATATGAAACATCTCGTCGAGCTGTAATGCAGTAAACGTCGAGTCGAAATCGATAGTAAGCAACCAATCGACGTCTTGCGCTTGTGCATCTTCGAAATGCTTCTGCAAGCATTGATCCCAGAAAACACCCTGACTCGTCTCAAGCGGAATACCGAACGGTCGCAATGCAGAATCGACGATTCCCCGCGCTGCCATCGAGCCGTAGCGAGGAACGCTCATCACGGCCTTGATCCTGATCGTCCGATCCTTACCGAGCGCATCGACCTCGCCTTCGCACGCCAATAATCCAGCTAGCTCCCGTCTGACGAAGATCGCGTTCGTATGCGTCCGGCCCACTGGAATATATTCTTTTGCCGCCCCGGCGTAGAGAATAGGCTTGATACCTGCCTGCCCCTGGCCGCCTTCAATTGGCATGAAATCTTCCGCAACGTTGGGATCGTACTCGACCACAACGACTCGCGGTCTATATTCCAATAGCGAATTGAAGATATACCAATCCTGTCCATCGACATCTATCGATAGTAAGTCAAAATCGACAGGCACTTCGTATCGTGCGAGCAATGACGATAGACCGGATTGACCGGAAGCGGTCACGCGGTAATTACCACAGCGCACAGCTTTATACTGCTGCGTATTTGCAACGAGTCTTGCGAAATGCGACTCATCCGATTCAAAGAGCGTCGCACTCCATCCGGCTTCGATCAATGGCCAGACGTTACTAAATAAAATCCCGTCGTTCGCTCCAACGTCTACGCACCATCTATGTTTTGTGCCGATGCG